GTCGACCGCGATAAAAGAGGTCAACGCAGTAACCGCGCGACCCATAAGGTTGATATATTTTTAATTGAATCGTTTTCATTGGTTCTCCAGTAGTTGTGTGAGACCCCTCTCGGGGTTTCGGCTAATCAAGCCTCATCAGTCACACTAGTGGGCATAAAGCGAACGAATAGATCCTTGAAGGCGGTAATTAAGATCAAGCGGTTGCGAGAGTCGGCGCACTGGTAAGCCTCGCCGATCGCACCGGCAAATGAGCCACCAATCTCGCGCATGGTTTTCGAGGCGGTGTGGAATGGGTCGTTGATGTCGAACCAGTGTTGGAGCGAGTCAAACCCGCGATCGTCAACACTTAGGCCGGTCAAGTCGCACAGGTACATGGTTTGCTCACTGGTGAGGTGATAATCGATTAGATTTTCTAGAGTTTTGAATTGTGAATACATAGTGTGTTTTCCTTAGTTGTTGAAAATATGAGGCTCTGTTTTTTGATACCCCATACCTTATATGGGGAAAAAATCGTGCCAGCGCGTGTAAGTTGTTGATTTATAAGGACTACAATTTGATTTTGGGGGTGTTTGCATGGAGTGCTGTTTGCGTTTATACTCGCGTCAAGTATAGGAAATTGGAGGGTAGAATCATGCCGGCAACAAAACGCGCGCCCACTAAAAAGTTAACCAGGGCGCAAATAAGGGAAACACTGGAGAGCACGCCAATAGAGTCAATCTTAGGGACAAAACAACCGCTCACAAGTAAACAGAGAGAGTACGCGCGTAAACTAGCAGAGGGGACAATGAGCAAGAGACAAGCATACAGAGAGACATATAACGCTCGGAGTGACTATACGCTCGCCAGTGACCCGTACAAGCTCGCCAGTGATCCACGCGTGATCCAAGAGGTGAACGCTTACAGGCTGGCGATTGAGGCGGAGAAACTGCGAACCCCTAGAGAATTAAAGGCACTGCTAATCCACCAATTGGTCAAGCACTCCATTGATGAGGATTTTCCACCGGCCCAACGAATGAAGGCGCTAGAACTCATCGGCAAACTGTACGACGTCGGTGCATTCATGGAGCGCAAAGAGACTACAGTCACGCACGTTAAGAGCGGAGACATCAAGGCTCAGCTACTGGAGAGAATCAAATCAGTGGTGGACGTGGACGCCAAGCCGGCGCGCTCAGGCGGGAGGTCATTGCTGGAAGAGATATCCGAAGGGCGCGACCCCACCCACGGGGCACCCCCCGCGACTGAGCTCGAGGCGGGCGGGGATCCTACGCATACTACTCCACTCACTCAATCCATCGAAAATTCCGATCTAGACCCAGCGCAACATGTTGCGGAACCCCCCCCGTCAGTCTCTGAAACAAAATAGGGTGGGGGTGTATATTTTTAGAAAAAGCGTTAAGAGCGCAACATGTTGCGGTAATGAAAAAGAAGTACATACATACGAAGAAGGAATTGAAAGCGATGTCTCGGCCTGGTAGGTTATCGGAGACGGAGTGTATGGAGATGGATATGACGCCTAAAGAGAGGAATGTGTTTTTGGTAATAGATGAGCATTGGAAGAAATTTGGGTATGGTCCTTCTTACGAGGACATTATGCGGGCGACTGGGGATAAGGGTCGGGCGAATTTGGTGAGGGTGATTAGGAACTTGTGTAATTTGGGGGTTTGTAAGAAACTCGCGAATAAGGACAGAAGTGTTCGGCCTGTTTATATTAAGTTTAGGGATTTGGAATGAATGTAGAGCAGATGGAAGCGGCGATACAGAACATGCCTCCGGAGTTGGCGGAGGAGATGTGGGATATGTTTGAGGTGTACAAGGAGAGCCTCAACGTAGAGAAAGCCGCCGATGACTTTATGCAGTTTGTTTCTGAGATGTGGCCTGGGTTTATACATGGGCGGCATCATGAGTTAATGGCAGAGAAGTTTGAAGAGATCGCTAGTGGTAAGTTAAAGCGTTTGATCATTAACATGCCGCCTCGGCATACCAAGTCTGAGTTTGCGTCTTTTCTGTTGCCCGCCTGGTTCCTGGGTAAATACCCGGGGAAGAAGATTATCCAAACATCCAATACTGCCGAGTTGGCTGTTGGATTCGGTCGTAAGGTGAGGAACCTGGTAGCCTCTGAGACATACCATAAGATATTCCCATTTGTGAATCTGAGGTCGGATAGTAAGGCCGCTGGAAGATGGAGTACGAATAAGAATGGCGAATACTTTGCGATCGGTGTTGGCGGTACGGTAACGGGTAAAGGAGCTGACCTTCTTATTATCGATGACCCGCATTCGGAACAGGAGGCAGCTCTAGCGGCCGGAGACCCAACGGTGTTTGATAAAGTTTATGAGTGGTACACATCCGGACCTCGTCAGCGTCTACAACCAGGCGGGGCTATTGTGGTGGTGATGACCAGATGGGCGAAGAAAGATTTAACAGGCAAGATCATCCAGTCCATGATCGACAGGGACGGAGAGAAGTGGGAGGTTATTCAGTTGCCGGCAATTATGCCAAGCGGGAATCCCCTGTGGCCAGAGTTTTGGCGGCTAGAGGAGTTGCTGGCACTCAAGTCCGAACTCCCCGCTGCGAAATGGAATGCCCAATACATGCAGTCCCCTACCTCGGAGGAAGGGGCTATCGTCAAGAGAGAATGGTGGAAGATATGGGAAGATAATGTTCCTGTATGTGAGTATATTATTCAGTCTTGGGATACGGCTTTTACCAAGAACGAACGAAGCGACTACTCTGCTTGTACGACCTGGGGTGTGTTTTATCTTAACGAGAACGTCCGAGATCCCCATGTAATATTATTAGATGCATTTAAAAGACGGATGGAGTTCCCAGAGCTTAAGCAGGTAGCATTAGAAGAGTATAGAAACTGGGAGCCAGATGCGTTTATCGTAGAGGCAAAGGCTTCTGGAGCTCCTCTTATTTATGAATTAAGGGCGATGGGTATCCCGGTGCAAGAGTTTACGCCCAGCAGGGGAAATGATAAGATGGTGAGGATTAACTCAGTGTCTGATCTTTTTGCAAGCGGAAAGGTCTGGGCGCCACCCACCAGATGGGCGGATGAAGTAATTGAAGAACTGGCCGCATTCCCAAACTCAGACCATGATGACCTTGTGGACTCAACAACCCAAGCATTGCTGAGATTCAGAAAAGGCGGATTTTTGTCTTTAAATTCTGACGAGAAAGACGAACCGTCTTCCTACCGTCGTAGAGCCGCATACTATTAAGGATTGAGATGGATGATTATATAAACAATTTAATGAGTAAAGCTGTTGAAGAATACCCATTTATTGCAAAACATAATCCTATCGTAATGGTTGGAAATGCAGGGGAAGACTACGCTGAAACATGGCCCCAAAATGAGCCCGGCGCTCCAAACGCTCCAAGGCCAAAAGAATTTCCCATTGATAGAGTCGGAGTGATGATAGGCAAACCCAACGAATTTACCCATCACGACTTGGCTGGCGAATTAATGCATGTCGATCCCATTGCAAATAAAACTAGAAAAGATTTAATAGATTCAATGACTGCAAAGCAACTTGCTACACTTGCTACAGTTTCTGGTGACTTTAAACAAACAATGGACGAAGGCAGGCCGGCCGCAGATGCGGTGCAAAACGGAACAGACTCTGCAATGCGAGGATATCTATTAAATCAATGGCCAAAAGAAGCCAACGATGAAATGAAATACAACAAAGACCAACTCAAAATGTTGGATTCATTAAAGAGCTATATGAAACAAGATTTAGGTAACAAGTCCGGTGGGGTTGCAATGCCGCAACATTATTCATCAGGTAATTGGAAATTAATTTAAGGAACATCATGATAGACAAATCACTTAACCAAGCCCCAGCTGGACTTGAGAGTTTAGCCCAAGACCAGGAACCTGTGGAGATAGAAATCGTAGATCCCGAAGCGGTCCATATTAAAGCAGGCGATCTTGAGGTTGATATGGAAAAAGGTGATGAAGAGGGATTTAGCAATAATTTAGCAGAAGAAATAAGCGAAGCTGCGCTATCCACATTGGCCGGAGACTTAGACAGAAGTATTGATCAGGATAAGAACTCCAGGAAAGACTGGGAGAAAGCGTATACAGAGGGCCTTAAATTACTCGGCCTGCATATAGAAGAGAGAACAGAACCCTGGGACGGTGCATCAGGTGTATTCCATCCTATGATTACAGAGGCAGTGGTCAGGTTCCAGTCTGAGATGATCACGGAAACATTCCCAGCCCAAGGCCCGGTTCGCAGCAAAATCATCGGCAAAGAAACCAACGAGACCAGAGAAATATCCATCAATGTTCAAGACGACATGAACAACGAATTGACGGAAGTTATGAAAGAATTTAGGCCGGAACATGAGCGCATGCTTTGGTCTTTGCCAGCGACTGGCTCTGCATTTAAGAAGGTGTACTACGATCCCAATCTAGGACGCCAGGTTTCTATGTTTATCCCTGCCGAAGATATCATTCTTCCCTACGGGACTACAGATATGGATACCTGCTATCGAGTGACGCACGTCATGAGAAAGACCAAGAATGAGATTGTCAAGTTACAAAATGCCGGTTTTTACCGTGATATAGAGTTACCCGATCCTAGTCGTTCGCGAGAAGATATCCAGATGGCGAAGGACAAGGAGACTGGATTTAGCGATTTGAACGATGAACGATATACTCTTTATGAGTGCCACGTTGATCTTGAATTGGATGGTTTTGAGGATGTTGATGACGAAGGTAACGAAACTGGAATTATGGTTCCTTATGTCGTGACCTTAATTAAGGGTACTCATGATATCTTATCCGTAAGGAGGAACTGGAATGAAGGCGACGAACTCAGGCTCAAGAGACAGCATTTTGTCCACTACCAATACATACCCGGCTTTGGCGCTTATGGGTTCGGGCTCTTCCACCTCATTGGCGGGTTTGCTAAATCTGCCACTAGCATCATGCGACAGCTCATTGATGCAGGAACTTTATCAAACTTGCCTGGGGGACTCAAGTCCAGGGGCCTTCGCATTAAGGGCGATGATACCCCAATTGCTCCGGGAGAATTCCGGGATGTAGATGTAGCGTCAGGAAATATCCGCGACTCTATATTACCCTTACCCTACAAAGAACCGAGTCAAGTTCTTTATACACTACTCAATAACATCGTAGAAGAAGGCCGCAGGTTTGCTGCTACTGCCGATATGAGTGTGTCCGACATGTCTGCCCAGACACCAGTCGGAACTACTTTAGCTCTACTTGAGAGACAGCTAAAGGTGTTGAGTGCAGTGCAGGCGCGCACACACTTTGCCTTAAAGCAGGAGTTGAAACTTCTCAAGAATATTATTCGAGACTACACAGATCCAGACTATACCTACGACCCAGAGTATGGCGGAAGGAAGTCTAAGAAAGCCGATTACGATAAAGTAGACATTATTCCGGTTTCTGATCCTAACGCGGCTACTCTTTCTCAGAGAGTGGTGCAGTATCAAGCTGTGATACAGATGGCCCAGATGGCGCCACAGATTTATGATCTCCCGCAATTGCACCGTTCAATGTTAGATGTTTTAGGAATTAAAAATGCGGACAAACTCGTACCTTTACCAGATGATCAGAAACCTACGGACCCTGTATCTGAGAACCAAGCGGCGCTTAAGGGCAAGCCGCTAAAGGCTTTCTTATTCCAGAATCATCAAGCGCATATTCAGGTTCATCAGTCGATGATGCAAGATCCAATGATCATGGCAATTATTGGTCAGAATCCCCAAGCCAATCAAATCATGGCGGCTCTTCAGGCGCATATGGGCGAGCATGCTGGGTATATGTATCGTCAGCAGGTAGAAGAACAACTCGGAATGGCAATGCCGCCCGAAGATGAAAAGATGACTCCTCAACTGGAGACTGCATTGTCTGGAATGTTAGCCCAAGCAGCGCAACAAGTTGCGCAACAACATCAGGCAATGGCTGCACAACAGCAAGCCCAGCAACAGGCGCAAGACCCAGTTCTACAGATGCAACAGCAAGAACTGCAAATTGCACAACAAGAAGTTCAAATCAAAGCCCAAAAGGCCCAGATGGAAGCGCAAATTGCTCAAGCAAAACTAGCCTTAGAGCAACAAAAAATAGCTGGCGACCAACAGCTAGGTGCGTACAAAGCCGGTATCGATATGGCCAAACACAAAAACCAAATCGATACACAAGAGAAACAGGCCGCACTCAATACGATTGTTGATGTTGCAAAACACAGAAATCAGACTGCCGCGGCTGACAGACAGATCGGCATACAAACCGGTGCCGATATTGCTAAACACAAAGCCGAACTTGCTATGAGAAGGCGAGAGGCCAACAAAGGTAAACAATGATCCAAGACTTCGCACGCGTATTGCGCGAAAAATTACGCACTGACATGAACAACTATGCCGATGATATGGCTGGTGGTGCATGCCGCTCTTTCGAAGAATATCAAAAACTCTGCGGGCTTATTTCGGGTCTGGCCATTGCAGAGCGT